CCGCACAAGGGGCTGCACTTCTCCTGCGAGTTCATGCCGTTCATGGGGCTTGTGCTTGATACCTTCGACTCCGGGCGCTTCTGGCGTTTCTGGGGCTCCGGGCCGGTGCAGAGCGGCAAGACGCTGCTCTTCGTAGTTGTGCCGCTCATGTACCATCTCTTCGAGCTTCAGGAGGATGTCATCTTCGGCGCGCCGCAGCTCGGCATGGCACAGGAGACGTGGGTGCAGGACGTGTTGCCTGTGATCGAGCACAGCCGCTATGCCGACTTGCTGCCGACGCGCGGGGCTGGCTCACAGGGGGGAGTGCCGCGTCTGAGCATCCGTTTCCTCAACGGCACGAGACTGCGGTTCATGTGCGGACGCGGCGGTGATGAGAACCGGTCGAGCTATACGGCGCCCGTGCTGGTGATGACCGAGGTGGACCGGATGGATGAGGAGACGGAGAAGAGCCGTGAGACCGATCCGCTGCGTCAGATGGAGAACCGCACGCGGTCTTTCATGGCATCCGGGCGTGCCCGTATCTACGCGGAATGCACCATGACGATCCGCAGCGGGCGCGTGCACCAGGAGGTTGTCGAATGGGGCACGGATAGTCGGCTCTACATGCCCTGTCCGCACTGCAAGGCATGGGTGAACCCGACGCGCGAGGACTTCGCTGGCTGGCAGGCGGCAGCCGACGAGATTACAGCCGGCGAGGCCGGACATACACATTGTCCGTCATGTGGGGGGGCGTGGAGCGAGGCCGAGCGCATGATGAGTCTGCGCGTACCGCTTCTGGTCCACAAGGATCAGGAGATCGGTCCGCAGGGCATCGTCAAGGGTCCGGAGCCGCGCACCGGCACCTTCGGCTTCCGCTGGAATGCGGTCTTCAGTCCGCTTGTGCGGCAGAAGGACATCGCCGTGACGGAGTGGCAAGCCGAGCGGGCCGATACGGACGAGGCCCGCAAGTGGGTCACTCAGCACACGTGGGCTGAAGCGTGGGACGAGGACAGCCTGGACGTGAGCAACCTCACGCGTGAACTCATTCTGAGCAAGATGACGAAGCGCGCGCGGGGGTTGGTGCCGGCGGGCACGGATGCGCTCACGGCCTTCATTGACCTGGGCCTTTACCGTTGCTGGTGGACGGCCTGGGCATGGCGGCGCGTCGAGGACGGTCTGCTCGGGCATCTCGTGGACTGGGGATGTCTGGAGGTCGAGCAAGGGCGTGAGAAGAAGGTGCGTGCCATTCTCGCGGCCTTGCGTGCTTTCCGCGATGATACGTTGGAGCAGGGCTGGAAGCGGGACGACTCGGACGAGATCGTGCGCCATCGGCTCTGCCTTGTGGATGCCGGCTATCAACCGGACATCACGTTCGAGTTTGTGCGTGAGGGTGGTGCATGCTATATGGCGAGCGTCGGCGAGGGCTCGGCCAAGCATGAGAGCGCTGTCTGGAAGGAGGTCAAGAAAGGCAAGGGCCGCACCATCGGGAACCACTGGGCAGTTGTGCGCCAGCCGACAGGCAACATGCTGCTGCACATGCACTCGGATCACTGGAAGATGGAGGTGCATGATGGCTTCAGCGCCCCGGCCGGTGCGGCGGGCTCATTGAGCCTTCCGACGGCTGACAAGCTGGAACTCGCGGGTTTCGCGCGCCAGATCATGGCTGAGAAGCGGCAGGACGATTACGTGCCCGGTAAGGGCATGGTCTACTACTGGGACCGTGTCAATCGGGACAACCACTATCTCGACTGCACCTATGGGGCCCGGTGTGCGGCCGATCTCATTGGCCTGCGTCCGGGCAAGTCCGAGGTCGGCGGCCCGCCGCCATGGCAGGATGCCTATGGGGAGCGGAAGGCGTCTGGGCAGTGGAAGATCGGCAGGTGACGGCACGACTGAACATCGAATCAAGGGAATGAAGGGAGAGCCGGTGGCGAAGAAGGCAAGCAAGCAGAGGGAACCGCGTGAGGTTTCAGCCGGGCCGGTCACGGCGGCAGGCGAGGTCCGGCACCGTGAGCCCGAGGTCTCGACGCGCATCGGGGTCCCGCCAGTACCGGAGGACCGTGGGCTCTGGCCCAAGGACAAGCCGATGCCCACGCAGTACATCAAGACGCCCTTTCAGGTGATCCCCTGTCCGAACTGCCGCCGTATCTACCAGACGACGGGCGGCTACGGACAGGCGGTCGTCTGCACCTCCAGCGGTTTCGACCGGGCCGCGTTCCGGTGCCGGTGTTGCAACCATACGTTCACGCTGCCGGTCAAGCGCATCGAGCCATAGGACGGCGTATACAGTCTGTAATCTCGCTTCTTGACATACTGTATGGTCATCGGACAGAATGATGGTCGTCAGGCTTGTGCGCCCCCTCATGGCCCTGGAGTCGTTCAAGCCGACTTGCTGCCCGAAGGCGCCTGTTGGGAGGCCCAACACCCCCAGCAGGCGCTTTCTTGTTGTGTGGCGGAGGCCGGACCTAAAAGTGGCGATAACCGAGATCACAGTCGAGGCATTCCAGACGGCGCTTGCGGAGTGTGCGGATGCCATCGACTCGTCGGATTTCGCCACCGCCTGGTTGCGCTACGCAAAGGCCGAGGCCATCCACAGTGGCCTTCTGGTGCAGTCCGGTGAGCAGGATGCCTACATGCGGCGACGCGAGAGCCTGGAGGGGCTGCGGCGGGCGCTGGCAGCCGCCGAATCAAGTGCGGGGCGCTACGCGGTTGAGGGGCGCATCATCGTTGGGACAACGCGATATCCGGGGGGAGACCGCGTATGAGGCATGTCGAGTTCGACCCTCCGGTGCAATGCGGAAGCTGGTGGCAGCGCACGGCCGATGAGTTGATCGCGCTGGCCAGCCCGCGCCGCGCGTTCCTGCGCTGGCACTTCCGGCGCATGGAAGCCGATGACCAGTATCGGCAGAGCATTTTCCTGGGGTTGCGGGGCGCGGGTTACGTCGAAGCGGGTGCGCGGCGGCAGAACACGCCCTTCGGCGGTATGCGCGGCGATGCTGATGCCGTGATCGGCTCCGGTCGGCCCGCCATGGTGGCCAGGAGCCGCGAGCTGAACTTGGTCGATCCGCTTGCCAGCGGTCTTACGCAGACGTTCGTGCTCAATGTCGTCTCCACGGGCATTCAGTTGCGCGCGGCCACGGGCGACGATGAGCTCGACGAGCGGCTCAACGAGGTGTGGGCGGAGCGCAAGGACGAACTCAACCCCGTCGACCGGCTCTCCTGGGAGGAAGGGCAGGCGCTGTTGCTGCGCAAGTTCTTGGAAGACGGCGAGGTGCTCCGTAAAGTGGCGCGCCGGCGTGCGGGGGAGCCCGTCTGGTTCGAGATCATTGAGGCCGACCGGCTGGCCACGCCGATGGACAAGATCGTGCAGGAGGCGTTCGGGAAGATCAAGGACGGCGTCGAGCGCGACCCCGAGACGAGCATCCCGGCCTTCTACTGGATTCTGAAGACGCATCCGGGCGCAACGCACGCAATCGCCCTCCAGAAGTCGGAGAACTTTGAGCGTGTACCCGCCGAGGAGATCCGGCATCTGAAGCTGTTGCGCCGGCCAGGCCAGACCCGCGCCCTGCCTTTCTTTGTCGCCATCACGCAGGACCTGCGCGACCTCGACCTGCTCATGGTGGCTTCGCTCAAGCGTGCGCAGATCGCCGCCTGCCTGGCCGCGTTCATCAAGAGCCCGATGTCGGCGGATACCGTGCTCGGCGAGACGGCGAAGAAGTACGGCTACGTGCTGGAGCAGAACATCGAGCCGGGGATGATCTTCAAGCTCTACCCGGACGAGGAGATTCAGACCCTCGTCCCCAACTTCCCGTTCCCCGAGCTGGTGCCGCTGATCGTCATGCTCGCGCGGCGAATCGGGGCGGCTACGGGCGTGTCATGGCAGATCGTGCTCAAGGATTTCGGCGACTGCACGTATTCGAGCGCTCGCACGAACATCCTGGAGAGCCGGCCGATGTACGAGTTCCTCCAGAAGTTGCTCGTGCGCACATGTCTGGTCTGGGAGTGGCAGACGGTGATGGAGGACGCGCGGCTGCGGGGTGATCCGCGGCTACGCAGCGTGACGGATGCGCAGATTCGCTCCGTGCACAACCTGCCGCCGGGGTGGGACTGGGTTGACCCGCAGAAGCAAGCGCAGGCTGTGGCCGTGCGGTTGGGGCTGCGCCTGAGCAACCTGGAGATCGAGAGTGGCCTGTGGAAGGGCTATGACTGGCGCGCCGTGCTGCGTCAGGGTCTCAAGGAAGAGAAGTTCGAGCAGGATGAGCGCGCGCGGCTGGGCCTGCCACCAGTCGAGGCAGTGACAACGCCCGAGCGCGCCCTGCGGATGGCTAACGCCCTGATGGCGATGAAGGATGATGAGGATGCCCACAGCACCAATACTTGACGATCCGCGCATGGCATTGGGCGGCGAAGAGCTGAGTCTGCGCAGTGCCCCAATGCAACCGACGACCTGGCAGGAGGATACCCGGTCATTCGAGGCTGTGTTGACGACGGAGATGCCCGTTATTGTCTACGAGTGGTGCTCCGGCGAGCTGCTCGACGAGGTGCTCCGCATGGCGGGTGTTGTATTGCCCTCGACGCGGCAGGTGCCGCTGCTGGATTCACACAGCCGCTACAGCGTGCGTAACCAGCTCGGCAGCATCCGCGACTTCGTAGTAGATGGTGGTGCGGGTGAGTTGCGGGCCCGGCTTTACATCAGTGAGGCTGAGCCCTTTGCGGCAATGAAGGTCCGCGAGGGCCATGTGACCGACGTGAGCGTCGGCTATCAGAACATCAATGTCTTGCGTATTGAGCCCGGTCAAACCGAGATGGTCGAGGGCAAGAGTTACAGCGCGGGCGAGAGGCCGCTGCATGTGGTCACGAAGTGGCGGCTGTTGGAGGCGAGCCTGACGCCTATCGGGGCTGACGAGCTGGCGAAGGTGCGGGCGGCGGTGGGGAATGGCCCTGCCGGCCCGGGACTCCGGGACGTCCTGTCGGGCGTTTCCATACAGAAGGAGGAGAAGACTATGGCGGACGGCAAGAAGCAGGCGCCCGCCGGCGAGGCGGCGCCCGAAGCGACGAGCCCGAGCCCCGCGCCGGATACCGAGCGCACGGAGAAAGTCATCGACCTGGCCACAGAGGCTGAGGAGGCACGGGTGCGCAGCATCCGCGCCATCGCCCCGCGTGGACTGGAGCAGATGGCCGACCGGCTGATTCTGGAGAAGGTTGACGTGGAGGCTGCGCGCGCCGCCTTTCTCAAGGCGCTTGCCGAGCGCACAAAGCCCGTCGGCACCCCTGAGCCCGAGTACCCGCAGCCGGCAGCCAAGGAGGACGACGAGAAGGCTAAGGCGGCCAGCAAGCTCGACGAGATTGATGACGAGGTGCTCGTCCGCAGCTTGGGCGGATAGTCGGGCGTCGAAGCGCTCGGGACGAACGTGACTCAGCATTCAGGACCCGTCGTTGAAGGAGAAAGACTATGAGCAGCCTCACATGGGGCGCAACTCGGTGGCTCCGCAACATGTTCGGCGCGACCGAGCCGATGATCATGCGTGGCAAGTTTCAGGCTGGTGGAACCCAGGCCATCGTGGCAGGCCAGATACTGGAACTGTCGAGTACGAATTGGATTCCGCTGGACGCCGACCAGTCCATGGCGGCCATCATCGCCGTGGCGACTGAGGACATCGACGCGGGCGACCGCGCGGGTTACTACTCGATCTGCGTGCCCCGGCCGGGTGATGTCTTTGAGTTCCCGCTGGCCGCGGCTTCGGCACTGGCTGTCAGCACATCGCTGTTTTACAGCAGCGCGACGGCCGTCACAACGACTGGGAATAACCAGCTCGCAACGGCCGTCGGACAGGAGAACTACCCCCAGAGGCAGGATCACCTGTCCAAGGGCGGCATTACCGACTACGGCACGACCGTAGCCAGCACGAGTTACGCACAGATGACGTTCAAGGCGGCCGTCAGCTACTACGCCGCGCTTTAGCAGTAAGTCGTGATGAATGCCTGCCGGACACCTCTCTCTTGGCCGGAGCGGCGGGCTCAGGACGGAACAAGAAGAACCCATCCTGACCGAACAGGAGAGAGGAACCATGCCGCAGGCAGTCAAC